GAATATTTCTGGAAAACAGCAAAAGAACGCGAAATTTTACCAAAAGAAGAGGAAAATGACTCCAAATAACGACTTTTTAGACAATTTGGGCAACGATCAGCACCAAAAAATGCTTCGTGAGATCTCAAATGACGATATCACACCTAAAAAACGTGATACAAAGAAAAAATCCGAAATTTATGAGATCAATGACGTTGACAGCACAATTGACCCGATGATTCTTAACGAATTTTGATGATATTGGTTGATAAATAATACATAATTGCTGCAATATTGTGCCAGTAGAGAGGATCAGTAGAGGTTTCAAGGATATTAGCTCCTCTTTTAAGGTTAATCCCTTATCAGAGGACCTAATTGCCATAAAAAATGAGACCGCTATTGCCCGATCTGTACGCAATTTAATATTGACATCACCTGGTGAGAGATTTTTCAATCCAATCTTAGGATCTAGAGTTAGTAAACTACTTTTTGAATCTGTTGATCTAATTACTGCAAATGCAATCGAAGATGAAATTAGAGTAACGATTGAAAACTTTGAACCAAGAGTTGAACTAACTTCGGTTGATGTAAAAGCAGACTTAAGTGGTGGCGAATATAACGTAGCTATTCGATACAATATTATAGGAATAGATGCTTTACCACAACAGTTAGCATTCGTATTACAACCAACACGCTAATGACATTAGTAAATTTTGCAGATTTAGACTTTGATCAGGTCAAAACCTCGATCACAAACTATCTGAGAGCAAACTCAGACTTTACTGACTATGATTTTGAGGGATCAAACCTCTCAACAATTATAGATGTACTTGCATATAATACGTATATTACTTCATATAATGCCAACATGGTGGCAAATGAAGTTTTTATTGATAGTGCAACCCTTAGAGAGAATGTAATATCACTTGCTAGAAACATTGGATATGTTCCTAGATCTAGAAAAGCAGCGAGATCAACAATATCCTTTTTTGTCAATACATCCGACTTTAGCATAAAACCAAGAACACTTACACTGAAGGCAGGTGTCGTAGGTATTACTCGTGCATTTGGTAGAGAGAGTTATTCATTCTCTGTACCAGAGGACATTACAGTAACAGTCAATAATGACATTGCTGAGTTTAATAATATCGTAGTATATGAGGGAACATTAGTTTCCCAAAACTTTACGATTGATGCAACAATTCCTAATCAAAGATTTTTACTTGATAATGTAGGTATTGATTCATCGTTGTTGACTGTCAATGTCGCAACAAATGAAAATTCAAGTGTATCACGTAATTATACTCTTGCAAATAGTTTATTTGATATAAACGGAGAATCTGCAGTGTATTTCCTGCAAGAAATTCCTGATGAAAAATATGAAATAATTTTTGGTGACGGTATCTTTGGTAAGAAATTACAAGAACCAAATTACATTACCGTAAAATATATGGTATGTAATGGTGCAAATGCAAATAATCTTGCAAGTTTTACCTTTGCTGGAAATATAGTTGATGAAGGATCAAGAGTTGTTGAAAACGGCATTTCACTTATTACTGTCAATGATGCCTCACACTCTGGTGGATCAATTGAAAGTGTAGAGTCAGTCAAGAAATATGCGACAAGAATTTATGCATCAAGAGAAAGAGCAGTCACCGCTGCTGATTATGAAGCACTGATTCCTACAATCTATCCACAAACCGAATCTGTTTCTGCATATGGTGGTGAGGAATTGAATCCTCCTCAGTTCGGAAGAGTCTATATTAGTATCAAACCATACAATGATCGTTATCTCTCTAATCAAATCAAAGATAATATTGAGAGAGATCTGAAAAAATACAGCGTTGCAGGCATCGTCCCAGAGGTCGTAGACCTGAAATACCTCTACGTTGAGACTGATAGTAATGTTTACTATAACAGCAACCTTACAGCGTCTTCTGATGCCCTCAAAACGTCTGTTATAAGCAATCTTACGTCTTATGCTAATTCGACTGAATTGAATAAGTTCGGCGCAAGATTCAAATATAGTAAGTTTTTGAATGTTGTTGATAATACTAGCAACGCAGTCACGTCAAACATAACTACTATTCAAATAAGAAGAGATCTTAGAGCAGTACTGAATGCATTTGCTGAATATGAAATTTGTTTTGGTAATCGATTCTTTATCAAGAATCATGGACACTCTCCAGTGAATGGTGGTGCTGTTGTTGGATATAATATAAAGTCATCTGGATTTACTGTTGATGGTATTGGATCTACCGTTTACTTGGCAGACACTCCCTCAGCAGGACTTGAGAAAGGGACCATAAATCTTATTAGATTGGAATCACCATCTGAACCAATTGTCGTAAAGCGTAATGTAGGTACGATTGATTATGTAAAAGGTGAAATCAAACTAAAACCAATCAATATTACATCTACAGTCATTACAAGAGGAATACCATTAATCGAAATCTCTGCCATTCCTCTTTCAAATGACATCATCGGATTACAGGATCTTTATTTGCAACTAGATACTAATAACGTTTCTGTTTCTATGGTTGCAGATCAAATATCCTCTGGTGCTGATGTATCGGGTTCTAATTATGTTTCCTCCTCAAGTTACTCAAACGGTAATTTAGTTCGTGGCAGTGTCGTTACATCACGCACTACATCTGGCGCTACAACGTCCACCAGTGCCTCTACAAGCGCCGTTAGTGGGTCTACAAGCACAATGACCCCCTCGACTACATATTCGTCACCAACAACCACCACTTCATCATCTTCATCCTCGTATTAATAATATAACGACAAAATGGCAGAGACAAGAGTTAAGATACAGTCAATTGTTGACAACCAACTTCCCGATTTTATTAGGGAGGATTCACCTCTTCTTGCGGATTTTCTAAAACAATATTACATCTCCCAAGAATATCCAGGTGGATCATATGATATTATTCAAAACATTGATGAGTATCTTAAGTTAGAGGAATTATATAAGTCTGTTGAATCTACAGTATTGACTTCTGACATATCTTTTACAGATACGTCAATATCTGTAAGCGGAGTCACAAACACCCTTCCTACATGGACAAGAGGATTTCCTGATAGATATGGTCTGATCAAGATTGACGATGAGATTATTACATACACTCATAAAACTCTTACCAGTTTTGAAGGATGTGTAAGAGGTTTTAGTGGTGTTACTTCATATTCAAAACCAAACTCACCAGAAGAGTTAGTCTTTAGTAGTTCAAAGGCAGCAAAACACACCGCTCAAACTAGAGTTTTCAACCTGAGCGTTTTATTCTTGAATGAATTGCTCAAGAAACTTAAGAAGCAATTTATTCCTGGATTTGATGAGAGATCATTAGACTCTGATTTGAATCAAAGATTGTTTATCAAACAGTCAAAAGATTTTTATGCTTCAAAAGGAACTGACAAATCATTCAAAATTCTCTTCGGCGCATTATATGGAGAGAACGTAGAAGTAGTCAAACCAAGAGATTTTCTCTTTAGACCCTCTGATGCAGGATATAGAAGAACTAAAGATTTAGTTGTTCAAGCAATTGAGGGAGATCCACTCACTCTTCTCAACAATACTCTTTATCAAGATGCCAACGATACTTATGGTATTGATGAAGCGTATGCTCCAATTACTGGTGTTGAGAAAATTTCAATCAACAATGAAGACTATTATAAACTAAGCTTCGATTCTGATTATAACAAGGATCTTGTTTTAGATGGATCTTTGTATGGAAACTTCTCTGTTCATCCATTTACAAAATCAGTATCAAAAGTATCTACTGGATCCACTGTTATTGATGTAGATTCAACTGTAGGATTCCCTACCACAGGAACTCTTGTATTAAAAAATGCTAATATTAGCATTGCTTACACAGGTAAGTCTATTACTCAATTTTATAATGTTAGTGGACTGAGTAAAGATCTTGGATTATCTGAAGAAGTAAGACTGGATGTCAATGCATATGGATATAGTGGTATAACAACCGAAAATCCAATTAAGGTAAGAATAGGATCTGTTCTTGATGAAATTGTTATCCCAGAGGAAACCTTTGGGTTCCAGACAGGAGACACAGCAAAAATTCAATCATTAGGAATATCATCTGCTACCATTCGCAGACTGAACTGGATTGACAATATTTCAAACACTTTCAAAATCGAGTCATTCAATATACAGGACTCTTCAAACTTTACATATGAAATACAAACTTTTGATAAAAATAATCTGAAGATAGGTGATGAGGTTCAGGTCAATGAAATAGGAAAGATTGGAGAAGTTGTCGATATTGTCTCAGCAAATAGATTTTATTTGACTGGTCAAGGGGAACTGCCCTCAACTGATCTCTCTATAACTAGAATTATTAAGAAAGTTGATTCAGTAATTCACCCATATTTGAATCAGCAGAGTGCAAACGTTCAAAATACATATACTAATTTCAGTGACGAAAGTTTAGTTGCATCTTCATCGCTTCCTTTCTATAACGAGCAGAAACTAAACACATATGATAAGAAAGTTACAATCTCTGGATCATTTAGTGGTACAAATCTAAAAATTACTTCAACCACTGATCACGGTTTTTACACTGGGGACAAAGTTTACTATAAACCATCTACCGTTGTTAGCACAGAGGTTATTGAAGGATTTACTGTAAATACTGACACTGATAGCAAATTCCCTGAACTAGATGAAGGATTGTATTATGTGAATCGTGTTGATTCAACTTCAATCAATCTTGCAAGCAGTCCATCAAACCTTGCAGAAAGTAAGTATATTTCTGTTTCTGGTATTGTAACTAATAACACTATTCAATATTTTGATTTCAATGACAAATTATTAGAATCACAAAATATTCTAAGAGAGATCAAAGATCCAGTTAGAAAAAGTGGAGACTATACAACAAATCCCGGAAAAACTGGAATACTTATAAATGGAGTTGAAATTCTAAATTATAAATCTTCTGAAACGGTTTTCTTTGGAAAACTGAATGACGTTGTTGTTACAGCGCCTGGATCAAACTATGATATTATAAATCCACCATTATTAAAGATTACTGATTCTCAGGGAATTGGTGCAACAGGCACAGTCTCTGTAAGTGGATCTCTTGAAAAAATTCAAATTGTTGACTCTGGTTTTGACTATCTGAATACCCCAACGATTGATATCACAGGCGGCAATGGTAGAGATGCTTTTGCATATCCAAGTTTGAGCGATGTTGAACACTCTGTAAACTTCAACGCAGATTCGTCAAGTGTTGTATCCACCTCAAATTATACAATTGGATTCTCAACATTCCACAAGTTCAGAGATAATGAAAAAGTAGTATACAAAACTGATAAGCAAAAAGCAATCACAGGATTGTCTACAGATGCTTTCTATTATGCATCTGTTATTGATGGGTTGACAATCAAGTTATATAAAACTGAGAGTGATTCAATATCTGGTATAAACACAGTTGCTCTAACTGGTTTAGGATCTGGTGTTCATAGTATAAAATCATCAGAGAAAAAAAGAATTATTACTGATATCGTAATTAGTAACACTGGCACTGGATATCAGAATAAAAGCAGAACTTGCACGATATCAGGTATCAACACTGCTATCAATACCATCAATATAGATTCTCATGGATATGAGACTGGAGAAGAAATTGTATATTCAAACACTGATGGCATAATTGGTGGTCTTACAACAACATCAAATTATGTTGTAAGTAAAATCAACGAAGATTCTTTCAAACTAGCTCCTGTTGGTTTAGGTTCTACATCTAAAACTCAATATTTGGACACTGAGCAGTTTATTGAATTTACTTCAACTGGTAGTGGTGTTCACTCTTTCAACTATCCACCAATTACTGTTACACTCACAGGTAACATTGGAGTATCAACTTTAGCAAATCAAGACTTTACTGCAAAACTCAATCCGATTTTTAGAGGTTCTATTGACTCTGTTCATTTGACTTCTAATGGTAGTCAATATGGAAACGAGAGAATCATTAATTACAATAGACAACCAACATTTGAGTTGTTGAGTGGAAGTGGGGCAGAACTAGTTGCAATCGTAAATAATGGTCGAATTGTTGAAGTACTGGTTTCTCGTGGGGGATCGGGATATAATTCTACACCAGAACTGATAATCAAAGGTGTTGGTGATTATGCAAAATTAGTGCCTGTTGTTGAAAATGGCGTAATCACAAGCGTCAGTGTTGTTAGTGGTGGAATTGGATATACATCTGACACTCTTATCGAAGTTGAGGCATCTGGTAAGGATTGTAGATTATTTGGAAGTATTCAAAACTGGACAGTAAACCTGTTTGCAAAATATTTCAATACATTAGAAGGTGATGATGGTGTAATATTTGAATCAGACAGAAAAGAGTATGGACTCCAATATGGTCACATTTATGTACCTAGAAAACTAAGAGAAACATCTTTCGCAAAATCACAAGGAGGTGGTAATCCACTTGAAGAAGACTTGACTTTGTATGGTGTATCAGATCTTAGAATAGTTAACAATGAAGAGGCATCTTCTTCCTATCACTCACCAATTATTGGTTGGGCATATGATGGAAATCCAATCTATGGTCCATATGGATATACCACACCAGAGGGAGGAACAGCAAAACTGATGAAGACTGGATATGAGTTAGTTACTGACTCAAATAGACCCAGTGTTTCAAATTTCCCAACAGGATTTTTCAATGAAGATTATCAATTCAAAGGAAACGGTGATTTAGACGAACATAATGGAAGGTTTGGTATTACTCCAGATTATCCAAATGGAGTTTATGCATATTTTGCAACATTATCTGATGGAACTGTAGATACAGACGGTCCATTTGAAGGATTCAAGAGACCAGAATATCCGTATTTTATTGGAACATCATTCTATTCCGAACCAAACCCATTCAACTTCCTCAAGAGTTCTAATCAGGATGAATATGATCTGAACAACTTCCAGTGGTTTAGAAATACAACAAATTATAAGTTGCTTGGATCAAATAGTTCTTATGATTATGTTTTCAATTCAAATAAACTAAAAGTTCAGAATGTAGATATTAAGTTTGCTAAAAAAGGATCTGTAACTAATATTGGCATTCTAACTGGTGGAAATAATTATAGTGTAAATGATAGATTATTATTTGACAATTCTGGTACAAGTGGAAAGAACGCATCATCAAAAGTTAGTCATGTTTTTGGTAAGGATGTTGTAAATGTAGGAGTAACATCTTCAGTTACCCTCAATGTAGAATTCCAAGTTGTTGATAATAGAGGAAATGTAACAGCATTTACTACATCTCCACATGGACTCAAAAATTTAGAGATACTAAGCGTTTCTGGACTAAGCACTGAGTTTTCAAAAATTGAGGGATCATATAATATTGGTGTTAGAACAGATTCTTTCGTAACTACTTTAGGAATTGGAACAACTGGAGTAACAGGTCTGACCACATACTTCTATGTTTCAGGATTGCTTGGATTCCCATATATCAGGGAAAATGACATCCTTGGTATTGGCACTCAAGAAAAAGTAAAAGTACTAAATGTTGATGCTAATTCGCAAAGAATAAGAGTCGTAAGAGAACACGATTCTACTGTTGGATCGGCATACAGCAGCGCGTCAGTATTGACTGAGAATCCTAGAAAATTCAATATTGTTACAGGATTCAAAACTGAGTTTTCACTCCCACTTAATAAAGAACTTTATTTTGAACCAAGTGAGGCAGTCGGTGTAGGAACAGTTGGTCTTGGAAAAACTGTTACTTTCTCACTTCCTGGAGTGGGTGCAACTCAAGTGTTTGTTCCTATTCAGCAGATATATCTACCAAACCACCAACTGCAAGTTGGAGAAAGAGTTTCATATTCTTCGCACGGTGGGACTCAAATAAGTGTTTACAACGGATTTAGATCTTTCTCTCTTCCACAAGATCAAGATTTATTTGTTGCGCCAATATCAGAAAACTTTGTTGGGTTATCAACCGTAAAGGTTGGTTTAGGCACCACTGGAAAATATGTTGGTATTGGATCTACTAATACAACAGGATTACTTTTCTTTGAAAATATTGGAACTGGAGATTATCATAGTCTCAAAACTAACAAAACTTCCCTGACTGGTGAAATTTCTAAAAACATTGTAACTGTATCGACAGCATCGACTCATGGATTGAAACTTGGGGAATCAGTTATATTCAATACCATTCCCACAAATGACCAAACAATTACCGTAAAATATAATGATTACAATAGAAGAATAGTTTTCAATCCTAAAACTTTCGCGGGTTCCAACGTAGACACCTCTCTTGATACTATTCAAATCTTCGATCATGGTTTCAAAACTGGAGACAAGGTAATTCATACATCTGCATCACCTGCAGGTGGATTAGTTGATCAAAAGATTTATTATGTGCTTTATTTTACAAAAGATAAATTTAGACTTTGTGAAACATCATATGACCTTTCTCTTGATCCAGCAAGATATGTCAATATTACCTCCACTGCGAGTGGAACAATTTCTCCAATCAATCCAAATCTAAAGGCATACAAGAATAAGATCATCAAATTCGATGTTTCTGATTCTTCACTATCTTTCCTCAACAACACACAAAGTTATTCTGCGTTTGAACTTAATTTCTACAAAGATTCTGAGTGTAACTTTAAGTTTGATTCTACGGAATCAAGTCGTAAGTTTGAAGTGATTAGATCTGGAACAACAGGTGTAAACACTTCTACAGTATCACTTGTATTGAATGAGTTTGTTCCAAACACTTTATATTATAAGTTTGACTTAGTAAATGAAGATTTTGTTGGAGATGTCAAGAAGCAACTTGTTATTGATGATGAAGTAAGAAATAACAATCAAATAAACTTAGTTGACAGTGGATTCTCTGGTGAGCACACATTAGTAGGTATTGGCACGACAACGTTTGTTTTCAACATTCCAACATATCCTGAACAGTCCTCTTATACTCAGAGTGATTCAAATACTTTCTATGAAACTAAGTCTCTAAATGCATATGGTCCTATATCAAGAGTTCAGATTCAAAGCAGTGGTGATGGGTATGAAATCACACCAGGTATTGGAACTGTAGTATCGAAATTTGGATCTGGTGCAATTTTTGATGTTGATAGTAATACTATTGGAAATGTTGTAAGCACCAAACTTGAAGATATCGGATTTGATTATCCATCAGACTTTACCTTGAGTCCTGCTCTCAACCTACCTGAGATACTAAAGGTAAATCCATTATCATCTTTTAGAAATATCGGAATTACCTCTGCCGGTAAGAATTATATCACTCCACCTGAACTTGTTGTTTTAGATGGATTTACAAACGAGGTAGTTGATGATGTTATCCTCAAATATGAAGTTGGATCAACTAAAGTAAGAATCTTAAAGAATACTTTCGGATTGTATGATGTAACTCCAACAATTATTCCTGTTGGTAATCCTAATGGAGTTGGTATTAACACTATTAGTTACAACTCAACAACTAAAGATGTAACTGTGGGATTCAACACAGGTTTCAGTGATGCTTTCCCATTCTCTGTGGGAGACAAGGTGCTTATTGAAAATACCAGTGTTGGTATAGCGTCTACTGCAAGAGGATACAATTCATCTGCATATGGTTATACATTATTTACACTTACCTCTGTAAATCCCGCTTTAGGTGGCAATACAGGAGAAGTCACTTACAACCTTAGAGATTATCTGACAACAAACGAATTCCCAGGTGTTTTCAATGATGTTTCTTCCTATGGAAGAATGATCAATCAAAATGAATTCCCCATATTTGAAATTGGACTTCAAAAAAATAATTTCCTTTTAGGAGAGGATGTCAAGTTCACAAACGGTAGTGGTGTAGTTGAAAACTGGAATAACAAAACTGAAGTTGTAAAAATTTCAACTGATAAAGAAGTTACTCTGAATGACACAATCACTGGACAAACTTCAAATACAAAAGGTGTTGTAATTAGAAGAACTAACTTTGATTCTTATGTCAAGTTTGGTTCAACATCATTTGTTGAAAAGGGTTGGTCATATGATACCGGATTCTTGAATAATAATGTTCAAAGAATCCCTGATAATGATTATTATCAATACTTCTCATATGCATTGAGATCAAAAATTGATTTCTCTGATTGGGATGATGCTGTTAGTTCTATAAACCATACATCTGGATTCAAAAAGTTCTCTGATCTGATTATTGAATCTAGAGATGAAGAAGCAGGAAAAGTTTTTGCCGGTGACAGTGTAGCAGAAGTTGTTGCTGATCTTATAGGAGAAGGAGATTTAAACTGTAATTATTTCTTTGATCTTGCATCTGAAACAACAACTAAAATTGGCACCGCACTTGTCTCTAAACAAATCAATTTTGAAAATAGAGTATTGACTGATTACTTTGAATCAGTTGGAAATAGAGTTCTTATTATTGATGACATCAGTAATGACTTCAATAGTGATCCTAGACCTACAAGATTTGAAACAGTCAATTCATTTGAATTAGAGACTGCCAGAACTAAGAAATACTTTACCTTTGTAAGGGATAAGAGATTTACAAAAGAGAGACAATTATTAATAGTCTCACTTCTGCATAATGATGTTAATGCTTATCTCAATCAGTATGGTAGAGTCGAAACTCATCCAGATTTAGGATCGTTTGATTTCTCAATCTCTGGAACTACAGGACTACTTAATTTCTTCCCAGTCAAATTCTCTGTCAATGATTATGATGTATCTACTGTGTCTCATGACTTGAAGAGCACTGTAGCAGGAATAGGAAGCACTGATCTGGGATCAGTTGTCAATATCAACTCTCAGCAAACTAGCATTGCATCGGGAACATCTTCTGCTACCACTATTGTTGGTATTGCATCAACATATCGTGCAGCAAAGATTCTTGTTGAAATTGGCACGGTTGATAATTCATATTTTGAATTTGATGAACTGAATCTATTATTTGATGGAAGTGAGGTTGATATTGTTGAATATGGACAACTGACAACGAATACTATTACTGATGGATCTTCTGGTCCTGGTTTAGGAACGTACTTCTCTCATATCGATGGTTCAAGACTCAAGATTGATTTTACACCTAATGCTGCATTAGGTGTTGGCGTAACAGTCAATACTCTTGTAGTTTCAATTGCAAGTAGCACTTCTTCTGCTACTGGTATTGGTACACAAGAACTTAGCACAGGATTACTCAATTCTGGTTATGTTTCAATCGCAGCGTCATCAAGTCCTGGTTTGACTACGATAACTGAGTATCCTAATAATCACTCTGCTGCATATTACCTTGTTAGTGTAGAGGACACAACTAATCAAAGATATCAATTGTCTGAAGTTATTGTTGCTGATGATGGAGATACTCCTGTTATTTCCGAGTTCGGTATCCTTGAGTCTCACTCTAGTCTTGGAATAATAAGCACAGGTATTTCGACCACATCAACTGTCCTTAGTTTCATTCCAAATGCAGGTATAGACGTTCAAGTTAGAACTTTCCAAAATGCATTGAGTCTTGTCAAAGAATCTTTGATCGACAACACCACAATTGACTTCAATAATGCTGCCATTAACTCAGGTAATGGAACATATGAGGGAACTGAGAGATCATTGAAGAGAAGTTTCAATCTCTTGCATGGTGGTAGAGAGATCTTTAGAAGAACATTTGATGGAAGCGATTCAACTGGAATCAATACATCAGAGAACTCAGTCTTTATTCCAGATCACTTCTTTGTTTCTGGAGAGGAAGTTACATACAATTATACAGGTGCTGGCACAACCTCTGCTATTGGTATTGCCTCTACATCAGTTGTTGGAGTCGGTACAACCGACAAACTACCCTCTACACTTTATGTTGTAAAAGTCAATGAGAGTAAAGTAAAATTTGCTGCTAATCCAACTGACGCTTTACTATCAACACCTAAGGTATTTGATTTTGTAAGTGTTGGTATTGGAACATCGCACTCTATTACAGCAAAAAATCAAAATTCAAAAGCACTGATTTCAATTGATAATTACATTCAATCACCAATTGTAAGCACGGCACTTACTTCATCACTCTCACTAGATGTAGAACTTACTGATAATAGAGTGACGATGACTGGTGTGACCTCATTCTTCGGAGGTAATCTCATTCAAATAAATGATGAGATTATGAAGATCAATACTGTTGGATTTGGTAGCACAAACGTTGTTCTGGTCGATAGAACATGGATGGGAACTGGATTATCAACTCACGCTGCTGGAGACTTAATTACACTTGTTGATGGTAACTATAACATCATTGACAATACTGTGCATTTCGTTGAAGCACCTCAAGGATTGACACCAATCGGAAGCACTACTAATCCTCCCGATCAGAGAGATTATGTTGGTATTGCAACTCACTCTACTTTCCATGGTAGAACGTTCATGAGAAGTGGTGTAGTTGGAACCTCTTCTGAAGCATATGATGACAATTATGTCTTTGATGATCTTTCTTCTCAGTTTACTGGTGTTGGTAAAACATTCACACTTTCTTCATCTAAACAAAGTGTTGCTGGGTTCTCAACAAATAATGCAATTATCCTTATCAATGGAGTATTCCAAGGTCCTCAAGGAACACAGGCAGAAACTGAAGATTATGATCTCACAGAAAGTGCAGGTATTACCAGCATAACTTTCTCTGGTATGGGAGCGACCGTTGGATATGATGTGAACACTTCTAGTGTTCCTGTTGGTGGTGTGATTGTTTCTGTTGGATCAACAGAAGGATTTGGTTTACAACCACTGATTTCTGCTGGTGGAACAGCGGTTGTATCTGCTGCAGGAACAATTCAATCAATTAGTATTGGTAATAGTGGATCTGGTTATAGAATTGGTATACAAACTGTTGTCAACGTTGGAGTTCAAACTTCCAGCACTGGTGTTCCAAATATTGAATTTATTGGTACTGCATCAGTAAGTAACGGTAGAGTGATTGGTATTGCTATAACCAACCCTGGCACAGGATATACATCAACTAATCCTCCATCAGTTGTGTTTGATGATCCTATTTCATATTCAAATTTACCATTGATTTACAGTTCTAGTTCTTCACAAGGTATTGGAACTGGAGGAAAGATTGATATTGTTGTTGGTCAAGGTTCTAGTGTCATTGACTTTACTATTTCAAACACAGGATATGGTTATAGACCTGGCGAAATTCTAACCTTTGCCACTGGTGGTAACGCTGGTATTCCAACTGATACTACTAAGGTATTCAAAGAATATCAACTTACAATTGATAAAACTTTCAATGACAAATTCTCAGGATGGTCACTTGGACAACTTCAAGTTCTTGACACTCCAGAGTCATTGTTCAATGGAGTTGATAAGACATTTGAACTGAAACTTAATCGCCAATTCATTTCTATTAGATCTGCTAAAGGATCAAATATTGATGTTCAATCAGTCTTGTTGATATTCATCAATGACATACTGCAAGTTCCTGGACAGTCTTATGTGTTCAATGGTGGTAGTATAGTTGAGTTTACTGAAGCACCTAAGAGTGGTGACACAGCGAAAGTATTATTCTATAAAGGTAGTGGTGATGTTGACGTTGTATTCCGTGATGTGCTTGAAACTGTCAAGGTTGGCGACAACCTAACTCTAAACTATGACAAGGGTCTGACAGATGCATATTTACAGCAAGATGAAAGAGTCGTAACCGGTATCAACACCACTGATTCTGTCAAAACAAATCCATATGGTGGTCCTGGAATAACAGATGATGAAACAATTGTTAGACCACTTAAATGGTGCAGACAGACAGAAGACAAAATTATTGATGGTAAAGTTGTTGGTAAAGATAGAGTCAAGTATGAAGTTGCAGTGCAACCCACTACACTCTTGACTCAAAGTGTTGGAGTAGGATCTACGGTAGCATTTGTTCAAAGTGTAAGACCTTTCTTCGATCCAGAAAATGAAAATCCATTGGATGTGAACAAGCAGACTATTGAATTGATTTCACAAAATTCAAAGGTCTCTGCTGCTGCAACTGCTAATGTATCTGCTGCTGGAACAATTACATCGATTACTATCACTGATGGTGGTTTTGGATACACATCTGCTCCTAT